TTGAAACAACTCCAAAACAGGTATTTGCATACGCCCTGTATGCTCTAAAAAACCCAACCAAAAATCTCAATTCTGTGAATGTTGAGTCTTTATTATCCGAGTGCCGTGATTTTTATCGCGGATTCATTTCTTCTCAAGATTAATAAAAAATAGAAATTTAACAAATGAAAATAACAACAGGCAAACAACAACGCGCACAGCGCGTCGTCATCTACGGCGTGGAGTCGGTCGGAAAGTCGACCTTCGCAGCGCAGTTTCCCAAACCGCTCTTTCTCGACATCGAGCAGGGCACGAGCCACCTCGATGTTGACCGGTGCGACATCGGCAGCTGGAAACAGCTTACGGAAGCATTAGCCGAGGCCAAAGCAACCGACTATCAAACCATTGTCGTAGACTCGGCAGATTGGGCAGAGCGGCTGTGCGTTGAAGACCTACTCGCCACGAGCAAAAAAACCAGCATCGAGGATTTTGGATACGGCAAAGGATGGGTCATGGTCGCGGAGAGAATTAGCCGCATGCTGACCAGCATCGATGCGTTGATTGACGGCGGAAAACATGTCGTGCTGATCGCCCACAGCAGGATCGTTAAGTTCGAGGCGCCAGACGCTCTCGCTCCATACGACCGCTACGAACTGAAACTGAGCAAGCAATGTTCCCCGCTGCTTAAAGAGTTCGCGGATGAACTTTGGTTCTTGAGATTTAAAACCAAGGTCTCGACCACCGACACCGGACGAGGCAAAGGACTTGGCGGCAAGGAGCGCGTCATGCTCACCACACACAGCGCGGCCTACGATGCCAAAACTCGCAGCGGTCTTGCGGAGGAGCTGCCGTTGGAGTGGGAGTCGGTGGCGCATTTATTCGCTACAAACGCAACGCCGAAGGCAAAAGCCGAACCGGCTGTTGTCGTGGTCGGTGCCGAGCATGTGCGCGCCTTCGAAATGCTCGAGGCCAACGAGGAAGCGGTCAACGCTTTCCTTGTCTCCAACAAATCGATCCAGCCAGGACAAACTTGGCGGGATGTTTCGGAAAAGCTCCGCGCAAACATCGTGGCTCGCCCCGAGGCGCTGATTGCTAAGGCTACCGAACTGAAGGAGGCGGCATGAGATTAACCACAGAGGACACGGAGGACACGGAGAGCATGACACCGAAAACGAATGCCTTCACACAGTTACTTGAAAGCTTTGAGGAAATTTTAGCCGCACTGCAACAGGTAACACAAGAGCGGGACAAGGCAAAAGAAGATTGCGCTATACTACAGCGTTGGGCAGGTCGTGGAATTATATTTGCCGCTGAAAACGGCAAATTAGAGGACGTTAAGTCTATTGTGGAGGCGTCTGCGAAAAATGAGTAAAGAACTCACACCCTCCATGGCACCGAAACTCGCAGAATGTGCCGTATTCGTCGGTGCATCCGGTGCGTCGGCGGCAGCCGAGCGCGGGACGGCTATCGACAAGGCGCTTCGGTTTGCAATGGATGGCGATGAGTCACATTTGCATCAGTTGCCTATCGCCGACCAAGAATCTGTCGCTTGGGGCATTCGCACGCTCCACAAGCTATCTGGTGGCGAGCATGTGGAGACACGCGAAGAGTATCTCGCAATGGCGGTGCCGGGACTCTCGAAGCCCGGCACCTCTGACGCTCTTTGTAAACGCAAGCGCTGGGTGGCAGACATCAAGAGCGGTCAGGTTAGAAATTACCGCCAGCAATTAGCCGCCTACGCCCTTGCCTGCATGGAGGATCACTTTGCCGAATCGTGGACCGCGCATGTGATCTACATAGATCAGCGGCTCGTGCGGTCCTACGACTTCACCCGCTCAGAAGCCGAGCAGATTACGCAGGGATGGATCGCCGAGGCCACGAGCGAGGACGCCCAACCTACTCCCTGTGAGTATTGCGACTGGTGCGCAAACAAAGACACGTGTAAGGCGCTGGTCGTGCAGAGCAAGTCAGCACTGGCTGATGTTGCATCAGTCAATAACGACTCGCTCACTATGATCCGCGACCGCATCCTTTCCGATCCACAGCAGCACGTTGACTTCGTGACCCGATACAAATTCTTTGTCAAAGAATTTGGAGACCCGCTCACCGACGCACTACGCGATCGTCTGGAGGCAGGAGAGATGATCGATGGGTGGGCACTAACCAACCCCAAAGATCGCCAATACATCGAGCCTGCAACGGCTTTGGATGTCGTTGGTCGGCTTGATCCAATAACTGCATTTCTCGCCGGAGGCGGGAAGATGTCCGCAGAAAAATTTCTCGAATTTGCACAAGAATTGCAGATCGAGAATCCCCACAGTCTGGTTAAAAGCGCCCCAGGCACAAAAGCAATGCGCCAAACAAAAAAGAAAAAATAAAATGCCAACCTACAAACAACAAGAACCACAAGCCCCACAGATCGCGCCCGGAAAACACAAGGTCGAGATCGAGGGCGCTGAACTAAAAGTATCACTCAAGACCGGCAACGAATACATCCGAATGAAGTGCCGGGTGAAACTACCGGACGGTAGCAACGGAGGGACGATCTACGACAACATGGTGTTCGTCGCCAAGGCCGCATGGAAGATCGACCAAGTCCGCGAGGCGCTGGGCTTTGCCATCGTGCCAGACGAGACCGTCAGCGTGGAACCGGAAGACCTCCTCGGACGCAGCGGGACGGTGATCGTCGAGTTCAATGAAGAGACCGGATACCACGAGGTCGCCCGCTGGGTGTCGGAGAAGGAGCTGGCCGAAGCCAAGGCGAAGACTGTAACAATCAACACTAATGCGGAATCCGACGAGATTCCGTTTTAACCCAACCCGCAGCGACCGGGGCGCGGCGGGATACGCGCAGGAAAATTATGAAAGATTATCTTAAATTTTTAGAATCAAAAAGGCATTCTACTGAGGATTTTGGCTTTGACGCAAATTATATCCCAGACATTGCCTTTGATTTTCAAAAGCATATAATTGAGAAGGCAATAAAAAAAGGGCGCATTGCCATCTTCGCAGATACAGGGTTAGGAAAAACTTTGATTCAGTTATCAATAGCTAAAAATATTATAAACCATACGAATAAAAACGTATTGATACTAACCCCCCTTGCTGTTGCATTTCAGTTTATTATTGAGGCTAAGAAATTAGGAATTGATGATATAGAGTATTCAAAGGACGGCAAGTATAGTAAAAAAATTGTGATATGTAATTATGAAAGGTTGCATTATTTTGATTCAAATAATTTCGTGGCAGTAATTCTTGACGAGAGCAGTATCCTTAAAAACTTTGACGGAAAAATAAAAGGTCAAATAACATCTTTCATCAAGAAAATCCCTTACCGTTTTTTATCTACAGCAACACCAAGCCCAAATGATTTTATAGAATTAGGAACCAGTTCTGAGGCATTAGGGTATTTGGGATATATGGATATGCTTGGTAAGTTTTTTAAGAACAATCAAAACTCAGTTGATTCAACAAATAGAAATATTGGTGAAAAATACTATCTAAAGCCTCATGCTGAAAATGACTTTTTTGCCTGGGTTAACCAATGGTCAATAATGGTAAAAATGCCAAGTGATGTTGGGTTCTCTAATGACAGGTATAAGTTGCCTGAATTATTTGTTAATAAGCACACCATAAAAAACCAATCTATGATCGATTTGTCGGGTCAGTTTCAACTATTTACACCAATAGCAAAGTCATTTTCCGAGGTTAGATATGAACAAAAACAAACTGAGGAAGTTAGATGTAAAAAAGCGGTTGAATTGGCATTAGGAAATACATCCGTTTACTGGTGCAATACTAACAATGAAAGCTCTCTATTAAAGGATATGGACAAAGATGCGGTCGAGATTATAGGGAGCCAATCAATCGAGAAAAAAGAAGAAATACTTTTATCTTTTTCTCTTGGTGAAATAAAACGGATAATAACTAAAGCAAAGATGACCAGTTTCGGATTAAATTGGCAGCATTGTAATCATTCCGTATTTTTTCCAACTTATAGTTATGAACAATACTACCAAGCTGTAAGAAGATTTTGGAGATTCGGACAGAAAAAAGATGTCACGATAGATGTCGTGGTATCAGATGGACAGACAAGAGTATTAGAAGCACTCCAACAAAAAACAGATAAGGCTATTGAGCTTTACAAAAACCTAACAGAAAACGTAAACAGGCAGTTTACAATAACTCAAAAAGAGTTCAACAAAGAAGTAATTAAACCTAAGTTCTAAATATATTATGATTAAAGACCAAGAAATAAAAGAAAACCACGCAATCTATAATGGAGATTGCATGGACGTATTACCACAATTAGACAACAAAAGCGTTGACCTTGCAGTTTATAGCCCGCCATTTGCCGGGCTTTACAACTATTCAAGCTCCGAGCGTGACTTTTCAAACTGCGAAAACAAAGAGCAATTTTTGGAGCAATATAACTTCCTAATTGCCGAAATGTCGCGGATAACAAAGCCGGGGCGAATCAACGCCGTGCATTGCACGGACGTATTTGACAACACATGCAGACTATGGGACTTCCCGCATGAAATAATTAAGATTCATGCGGCTCACGGATTTGAATATCGCAATCGGATAACGATATGGAAAGAACCCCTTAAGGTTCGCATGCGAACGATGGTTCAGTCATTGATGCACAAGTTCATTGTAGAGGATAGCACAAAATGTTTTACGGCAATGCCGGATTACCTTCTTGTTTTTACAAGAAAAGGGGATAATCAGGTTCCGGTTACTCACCCATACGGAATAAATCACTACGCAGGGGAAATCCCGATTTTGCCTAACATTCTTCAAGCTTGGAATAATGCAAACTCAACAGACTTTAATGCAGAACAATTGTGGGATCACCTGAAGGCAACAAGTAAGGAAAATGAAATAACCAAGATTAATCACTATATTTGGCAGAGGTATGCCTCCAGCGTTTGGGATGATATTCGCATAGATAACGTCTTATGTCCTTCATCACAAACTTCCTTAGCTGCACGCGAAGAAATATCGCGCGGAGCAAGATTGCCG